ATGTATTATAAGTCATCTAAAAAATTACAATTTAAATTTACTAAAGAAGAACAAACGTGGGTAGATAAAATTGACAACATCAAAACATTTACAGATGTATTAAAAATTGCTAAACAATTATATGGTCACCAAGAAAAACAATTAGAACAATTATCTAAGTTACCAGATTTTGACAATCACCCATTAGCTAAGAATTATAAACTAGATAAAAATGGTAAAAAAATTCAAGTACAAAATTCAGAAAAAGACAATGGTAATAACTTTGAATCTTCATTACCTGAACCTAAAGATAACGAAAACAAAGACTCAAAAGAATCAAATGTTGGTAACCCTTATGGTGCTGGCGGCGATAATGTTAAAGTTGATACTGCTTTAGATTGTATTACTGATAAGTCTTTTGAACAGTCAGTAGATAAGTTATTAGATAAAACTAAAAATTATAGATATGCTACTTTACCTGAACCTAATTTAAAAAATGCTTTAGTATCTTATGATGAGTTTTTAAAAGATATGAGAGATAACAATAATAATCATTTTAAACCAATTAAAAATGATAGTGCATCTAATCATTTACAATATGTAAAATACTGGAATTGGATTAAACAAGACTTTTTAAAATTCAAAAAAGACAGTTCAAAAACAGTAATGTATTTGGTTAAAGAATTTGAAATGAAAAAAGCAGCGACTGCTTATAAGAGAGCCACTACTGATAAAACAGGTGTGATTGATTCTCTTAAATTAAAAAACTATAAATTCAGTGATGATATTTTCAAAAGATTGACAGTATTACCTAATAGCAAAAATCACGGTATGATTATGTTATTAGATTGGTCAGGTTCAATGTGTGACATTATGAATAAAACGGTACATCAATTATGTAATCTAGTTTGGTTTTGCCAAAAAACTAATATACCTTTTGAAGTATATTTGTTTAAAGATGTACAAAACAAAAAAGACGATACTAAAGAATATTTTAAATTAAAAAATGGTAACGTGATGGCTGAAAAATCTCAACTAGTAAATGTTGCTAGTCACAGAATGAAAAAAACAATATTACACGAATCATTATTACACCTTTATTCAATGGCCAGTTATTTTAATAGAAATTACTCTTATTCTGATTTAAATATTGCTGATAAAGGATACCCTATTCCAGTAGAACAAAATTATCATTTAACATCAACACCATTAAATGAAGCAATTATAATGTGTAATAAATTAATACCTTTATTTCAAGCAAAATATAAAGTAGAAAAACTATCATTTATTACTCTTACTGATGGTGAATCAAATAGTGAGATTGCTGCTTTTACTTATGACACTTCTAAATCTTATAACAAATCTAATAGTAGATATGATGCTCAAACAGTTATTAAAGAGGGTAAAAAAACATATACAACATTAGTTGGTAACGAAGGAAGACGTTATAACAATAGTAGAACAGCATTTACGGCTTCATTATTAAAAATATTACAATCAAAATACAATGTTACTACAATTGGTTTTTACTTAACCAAAAGAGTTAACAAGAATGGTTTTGGCCAATTTGTAGATGAATATACTTCAAAAAATGGTAAATATCTATACAATTCAAATTTTGAAAAACTTAGAAAACAGTTTTTAAAAGACAAAGTATTAGAAATATCTAAAGACGGTTATAACTCTTACTATGTTGTTAATGCTAAAGATATGAATATTGAAAACGCCGATTTAAGTACTCTTAATAGTGGTAATACTACTAGTGAAATAAAACGAATCTTTACTAAATCTATGAAAAATAGATTGTATTCCAGAGTATTATTAAACAAATTTATTGAACAAATCGTTTAAGCTTATGAATCTAAAGGGTTTTTTCTTTAAAAAATGACACATAATGACACAATGATGACACAATCATATGTTATTATGGACATATAAACAATAACAAAAGGACTATTATATTATGCTAAACAACAAACAACGTGAATATGTTAAGTACGCCTATGGCCTATTTAATAAAGAGGTGTTAACTAAACAGGAACTAATACAAGCAAATAAAAAATTTGGTTGTAAGTATGCTCCACAGTGGTTAATTAAAAATAAAGATTACAAAGTTGACAAAGCTACTTTCAAATTACCGCTTGATGGTGATATGAAAAAAACTGAAGCTGTTAAATCAACTAACGATAATGTTGAAATTAGAAAGGAAGCCGCTTATATAGTTTCTTCTTTAACAGGCGACATTGTTCCTAAAAAAGATGTTACATTTGTACCATTCGGTAATTATCCTGATATTAAATCTATTATCAAATCTGGTAAATTTTATCCAGTGTTTGTTACAGGTTTATCTGGTAACGGTAAAACAATGTCTATATTACAAGCTTGTGCCGAAGCCAAAAAAGAATGTATTAGAGTTAACGTGACAATTGAAACCGACGAAGATGACTTACTAGGTGGTTATAGATTAAAAGATGGCCAAACTGTATGGCAAAACGGTCCAGTTATTGAAGCAATGGAAAGAGGCGCTCTTCTTTTATTAGATGAGATTGACTTAGCTTCAAATAAGATTATGTGTTTACAACCTATCTTAGAAGGCTCTGGTGTATTTGTTAAAAAGATTAACAAATTTGTAAAACCAAAAGATGGCTTTAACGTAGTGGCGACTGCCAATACTAAAGGTCAAGGTTCAGAAGATGGTAAGTTTATCGGTACCAATATTCTTAACGAAGCTTTCCTTGAAAGATTTCCAGTTACATTTGAACAAAGGTATCCTAATACTAAAACAGAAGAAAAAATATTAAACAATGTTTTAGAATCAACAGGTAAAAAAGATACCAACTATGTAAATAAACTTGTTACGTGGGCTGATGTCATCAGAAAAACCTATTTTGAAGGTGGTGTTGATGAGATTATTTCCACAAGAAGATTAGTACATATAGTACAAGCGTACTCAATCTTTAGTAATAAAGTAAAAGCAATTGAATTGTGTACAAATAGATTTGATGAAGATACTAAAACTTCATTTGTAGATTTATACACTAAAGTTGATGCAGGAGCTACTGCTGACCAGATCATAGAATCTCAAAGACAGTCAGAAGTTGCCGCTCAATCTCAAACGGATTCCAATGATGGTGAGGAGGAAGCAGTAGCTATTTAAATAGTTACTCTTTCAAAATCCATTATAATAGTCCTGAATGGCCAATAATGGCCATTCTTAACACCTTAAGGAGGTATATTTAATTGGGACTCAAAGTAGAGGTTAAGAATAACAACGTTGAAAAAGCGATGCGTATTCTTAAAAAGAAAATGCTTAAAGATGGCGTTTTAAGACTGTACAAAATGAAACAGACTTATGAAAAACCATCAGAAAAAAGAGTTAGAAAAGCAAAAGAAATGCGAGCTAACTATTTAAAGAAGCAAAAAGAACTAAAAAATCTAAGAGGTTACTAGTTTTAACACTATACTTGAAACTGTATATATATTATAGATTAGGCAATTCATAAGACCTGATCGGTGTTAAAAAGATTGATCCTACTTAAAGGATCAGCAAATCGGTGTTTGGTAGTTTACTCCGTGATAAACAAACTACCACTTGACAAAGTATAGTCTAATGACTATATAAATAATATTGAAAGTGCCAATAGTGGGCTTTCAATTTTAACTTGCTTAACAAAAGGAGAAAAAATGACGAACAGACAATTAAGCATATTCAATCAACTAAGACCTTTATCCATAGGGTTTAATAATGTATTTGACCACTTTGAGTCAATGCTAAATGACGACTTTGGATTAAGAGTTCCAACAGTAAATTATCCACCATACAATATTGTAGAAACATCTAAGAACAAATACGATATTGAAGTGGCTCTTGCTGGTTACAATAAAAAAGATATAGATGTAACCTTTGAAGATGGACAGTTAACTATCAAATCTAAAAAATCTGATAAAGAGGACGTTAAAGATAATACACTGTACAAAGGTATCGCTAAAAGATACTTTGAAAGATCATTTACAATCGCTGATGATGTAGAAATCAAAGGCGCTGAATTAAAAGATGGTCTATTAAAGGTATCATTAGAGAAGATTATACCTGAAACAAAAAAACCAAGAACTATTGATATTAAATAGTTTTTAATATGTGGCCAGAATCGCTTGACTTTTCTGGCCACTTATGTTAAATTAGGAATTGCGGACATAGTATAAAAGTATTATTCTAGCTCCCAAGCTAGAGAAATTGGGGCAGTACCAGTTGTCCGCTCCAAAATATTATGAAATATAATGAAGATAAAATATTAAACGAAATCTTAACGTACATTAAAGGTACGTATGGCCAACATTACTCAACAGGTAAAGATGGCTTTCAAATACAAGATTTGTTTAAAACACTAAACATTGGAAAAGATTTTTGCCACGCCAACGCAATTAAGTACTTGTGTAGGTATGGTAAGAAAAACGGGTATAACCGAGCTGACTTGCTTAAAGCAGTACACTATGTTATACTATTATTAAACTATGATAAGGAGAACGTGAAATGAACCTAAGCACAGACACACTGGCCATTTTAAAGAATTTTAGTGAGATCAATAACAATATTCTTTTTAAACCAGGCAGTAAGTTAAATACAATATCTGCTATGAAAAATATATTAGCAGAAGCAACAATCACAGAAAAATTTGATACAGAATTTGGTATCTATGATCTATCAGAATTTTTAAGAGCAGTAGAATTATTTGATAAGCCTGCTGTTAAAGTTAATGGTGCAAACTATGCTTTAATTTCTGATGAAAAATCTAAACAAGTAATTAAATATTTCTTTGCTGATAAATCAGTATTAGTATCACCTCAAAAGGGTATTAATATGCCAGATAAGACAGTGGCGTTTACATTAAAGAAAGATGACTTTGCTAAGATACAAAAAGCAGCTACAACATTAAATTTACCAGACATTGCTATTAAAGGCGATGGTAAAAAAATATCTTTTGTAGCAACAGATAAAAAGAACAAATCTTCAAACGATTATTCTTTAAACGTAGGTGAAACTGATAAAGAGTTTACAGCTTACTTTAAAGCAGATAACTTTAAGATTATTTCTGATGATTATGACGTTGCTATTTCTAAAGCAAAGATTAGTCACTTTATAAACAGAAGTAAACCAGTACAGTATTGGATAGCATTAGAGCCAGATTCGGAGTTCTAATATGAAATTCTCCAGAACGGAATGGCATCAAGTCGCTTCTGAATTTCAATGTGATCTTCCTGATGAAGAAGTCATAAAGCAATTCGGTTCAGTACAACGCCTAAAAGAAATCATATCACACCAAGAGCAACAATGGGGTAGTGAGATAGAACCTATGGGCGAACCTCCAACAGAAGAAGAAAACGAGTTGTTAGACGAGGCTTGTGCTAATTATTCTGAAAGAGTTGATGATTGGTGGACAGACCGTAAAGGTTGTTACGAAGTTAGTTATAGTTATGAAAAATAAATTGAGGATTATATTATGTCAGACTTTTTGTGGGTTGAAAAATACCGACCAAGAAAGATACAAGATTGTATCTTATCAGAAGATTTAAAAAATACTTTCTTAGAGTTCGTTAAGAAAAAAGAAATACCTAATCTATTATTATCAGGCACAGCCGGCACAGGTAAGACTACTGTTGCTCGTGCTTTATGTGAAGAAATAGGTGTAGATTACATTATCATAAACGGTTCAGATGAAGGCCGTCAGATTGATACGTTAAGAAACAAAATCAAAAACTTTGCTTCTACCATTTCACTTACCAAAGAAGCGAATCATAAAGTTGTAATTATAGACGAGGCCGATTATATGAACGCCGAATCTGTACAACCAGCATTAAGAAACTTTATTGAAACGTTTTTTAATAACTGTAGATTTATCTTTACTTGCAATTACAAGAACAAAATTATACCTGCTTTACACAGTCGTTGTACTGTAGTTGATTTTAGAATTGTCAATGGCCAAAAGGCAATCACTCAAAATGATTTTCTTAAAAGACTTGAAGTTATATTAAAAGAAGAAGAAGTAAAATATGATAAAAAGATTTTAGTTCAACTTCTTTTAAAACACTATCCAGATTTTAGAAGAACGATAAATGAATTACAAAGATATTCTGTTCGTGGTACTATAGACAGTGGTATTCTTTTTAATCTATCAGAAGAAAGCATTAAAGGATTAATTGTTAATTTAAAAGAAAAAGATTTTAATGCTATGCGTAAATGGGTGGTACAAAACTTAGATAAAGAAACAAGTGCTGTATTTAAAGAAGTCTATGACAGTCTTTATAAATCTTTAGATCCTAAATCAATACCACAGGCAGTATTAATTATTGCTGGGTATCAATACAAAGCGGCCTTTGTTGCCGACCAAGAAATCAATATGGTGGCCTGTTTAACTGAAATAATGGCCGGTTGTAAATTCAAATGAGTTATGAATTAAAAGACTATCTAAAGGCCATTAATGAAACTAAAGAAAATCTATTAGACACAGATGACTTAACGTGGGAAAAGAAGTTTCCACCTTACATCATAAAC